TGCACTTGATGCTGCTGCTGGTACATACCTTGCAAAAGGTACTGACGGTGAAGCTAACATTGTAAATACAGGTGCTGCATCTACTTATGCGGCTGCTGCGTTAGCTCTTGTTGGTGCTGCAGATACCATTGATGTTGTTATTGCTGGTGCTGCTGCTGCTACTGGACGCTTACGTGTCTATGCAGTAATTGCAGATATCTCAGCTGCTCACACTGAGGCTGCAGTTGCACAGCGTGACTTAATCTAAACTAACTTTAGGGGCTGGTATACACTGGCCCCTTTAGCTTATCTAAGGGAAACATAATGGCGCTTACTTTTCTATCATTAGCTAACGATGTTATAACACGAATGAACGAAGTAGCACTTACTTCAACAGACTTTACTGGTGCTAGGGGTGTTCAGGTTCAGTGTAAAAATGCTGTTAATGAATCTATACGGTATATAAATCAAAGGGAGTTTGGTTATTCCTTTAACCATTCTACTAATTCTTCTACACTTACTGCTGGTGTAACACGATATGATTTACCTACAAATACTAAATCGGTTGATTACAGTACAGCTAGAATAAAAAAAGACGTTGCCTTAAATGCCTCTGGTAATAACTTGTCAACATTAAACTACAATGAGTATATACAAAAAGAATTTGCTACACAAGAAGATGAAATTATATCTACAACATTAAATGGTTCTCATTCAAATTCTGTAACTACATTAACGCTTACCTCTACTACAGGACTAGATGCTTCAGGTCGTGTACACATTGGTAGTGAGCAAGTTACATACACTGCAGTATCAGGTAATGATATTACAGGATGTACACGTGGTGCTAATAGCACTACTGCTGCAACACACGCTAGTGGAGTTGTTGTTACACAATTTGAAAATGGTGGAGTTCCACAACAGATAGTTCGTACTCCAGATAACAACTATCTTTTGTATCCTTTTCCTGATAAACCATACACTTTAGCTTTTGATTTCTTTACCTTTCCAGCGGACTTAGATGCTCATGGAGATACTACTTCTATACCAGAAAGATTTGCTCCTGTAATTATAGACGGAGCTACAGCTTTTGTGTATCAGTATCGTGGAGAATTAACACAGTATCAATTAAGTTTTGAAAGATTTGAACAGGGTATTAAAAATATGCAAAGCTTACTTATTAATAAGTATGAGTACGTTAGGTCTACACACATAGTACGGTCTTTCTCTCACAGTAACTCTATGTCTGTGATTACTTCTTAATGCCTGATAATGCTCAACTCCAGCCTGCTGCATTCAACCTTCAAGGTGGATTAGTTCTTAACCGTTCTAGTTTCTTAATGGACCCCGGTCAAGCAATTGAGTTAGAAAACTTTGAGCCTGACATTCAGGGTGGTTACAGAAGGATAAATGGTTATACTAAATTTGTTAATCAAGTAATTCCTTTTACAAGTACAACTTCTGAAGAACCTCTAATGGTTGCTTCATTTGATAATAAAGTATTAGCGGCAAGGGGTGAGAAAATATTCTCATCTGTATCTACACAGTTGGCTATTCGTGTTGCTGCTAGTACATCTATGTCTGGCTCTGGTTCTTTAACAGTAGACTCGACTACAGACTTTGCCACTAGTGGTACAATTCAAATTGATTCAGAACAGTTTACTTATACAGGAGTTACTTCAAACTCTTTTACAGGTGTAACTAGAGCTACGTCAAGCACTACTGCTGCTATACATAGTACAGATGCTTCTGTGTCTCAAGATTGGACTGTAAGAGATACTGGCAGAACTAATGCTAGTAAGTATCAGTTTGAAAGATTTAACTTTGATGGCAATGAAAAGATTATTTTTGTAGACAGAGTTAATGCACCAGTAGTTTTTAATACTTCTTTGTCTGCTACAGATGTTAGTGATAGTAGTGTAACAGGAGCAACAACAGTAGTTGCTTATAGAAACCACATGTTTTATGCTGGTAAATCAACAACACCACAAGAAGTAATTTTTAGTGAGCCTCTTAATGAGGATGGTTTTAATTCTGGTTCTGGTGCAGGTAGTGTACAAGTAGACGATACAGTTGTTGCATTAAAAGTTTTTCGTAATAGTTTATTTATATTTTGTGAAAATAGAATATTTAAACTTACAGGTTCCTCAAGTTCAAATTTTGTAGTAGAGCCAGTAACTAGAAACATTGGATGCATTAATAGTTTTACTGTACAGGAATTTGCAGGTGACTTAATCTTCCTTGGGCCAGATGGTTTACGTACTATTGCTGCTACTGAACGTATTGGCGATACTGAACTAGGAACAATTAGTAAAAACATTCAATCTATTTTTGATAAGAACATTAAAGATTCTGTAGATTTTGATAGTGTAGTTATACCAGACAAGTCTCAATACAGAATATTTTTTAATAAGTCAGGTCAGGCCGCAAAACTTTCCAGAGGTGCTACCTGTGTTTTAAAAAAAGAGGGCTTTGAATTTTCAGAGTTAAAAGGTTTTAAAACTACTTGTACTGATACCTTTGTAGAAACAGGTGATGTTATTGTTTTACATGGCGATGTCGATGGCTTTGTACAACGACAAGAGATTGGAAGTACCTTTGATGGGACAACTATAAAGGGTAAGTATAGAGGTCCAGACATGGTCTTTGGCGATTCTGGTATTCGCAAGCATATGCAAAAGGTTATTATTAACTACAGACCTGAAGGGGCTGTTGACGTTGATTTAATTTTAAGGTATGATAATGAAGATAGAGGTTCTGCTAGACCTGCAGCATACCCATTTAGTACTACAGGTTTAGCTGCTGCTTATAATGTAGCAGTATACAGTACAACTTCTAGTACTACACAATTTACTTACGGTGGAGGACAAGACCCTTTAGACAGAAAATCTGTTGAGGGATCGGGGTTCTCTGTTATATTAAGAGTAGAAGATGATGGAGAGAGTAACCCCTACTCCTTAAAAGGGTTTCAACTAGAGTATCAATTAGGAGCTAGACGTTAAATGGGTGCTACATACACAAGACAGTCAACTTATGCAGATGGCGATACCATTACTGCTGACCACACTAATGATGAATTTGATCAAATACTAGCTGCCTTTGCTGCGAGTACAGGACACACACACGATGGTACAGCCGCTGAAGGTGGACCTGTAACTAAGTTATTAGGTACGTCAATTACAATTGGTAATGCTACTTCAGGTACAGACATTACAGTAACCTTTGATGGTGAAAGTAATGATGGTGTATTAAAGTGGATGGAAGACGAAGACTACTTTGAGTTTTCTGATGACATTCTTATAGCTACTACAGAGAAGCTACAGTTTCGTGATACAGGTCTTTATATTAATTCTAGTGCTGACGGTCAGCTTGACATTGTTGCAGACACAGAAATACAAATTGCTGCTACTACTGTAGATATTAATGGTCTTGTTGATATATCAGGCAACCTAACTGTAGGTGGTAACTTAGATGTTACAGGTACGTTTGACTTAAGTGACTCTAACTTTACTAATGCAGGTAGTATTTCTTTAGACAGTATTTCTGGTGATGCAGATGCAAATACAAGTATTACCTTTAGTGGCTCAGATGTAATTACTATTGCTACTGGTGGTTCTACTGCAGCTACATTCAATGCTTCTCAGGCACTTACTTTAAGTGGCATACTTGACGTAACAGATGCTACAGATGCTAGTGACGCAACAGGAGACACAGGTGCATTACGTACTGAGGGTGGTGCAAGCATAGCTAAGAAGTTGTATGTAGGTACAGACCTAGCTGTATCTGGTGCTACTACACTTGCTGCTACTTCGTTTGGTGATGCTAACATTACTAATGTAGGTAGTATTGCTCTTGATACAATTATTAATGATGGTACAGATGTTACGATAGATTCATCTGGTGATATTATACTAGATGCAGATGGTGGAGATGTATTCGTAAAGGATGCTGGTACAACCTTTGGCTCACTTACAAATAGTTCTGGTAACTTAGTTATTAAGTCAGGTACAACTACAGCCTTAACATTTAGTGGTGCTAATGCTACACTAGCAGGTGATCTTACTATTGGTGGTGATGATCTTACAATGGCTACTAATACTGCAGGTGCTTTACTTATTGCAGATGGTACAAATTTTAATCCCACTGTAGTAGGTGATTTGTCTGCAATAACGACTGTTGCATCTGATGATGTATTTCTTGCTATTGATACTTCTGGTGGTGGACTTAAGAAAATAACAAGGTCTGCTATTGTATCTGGTCTGGCTGCTGGTGAGTTAAGTAATATTGTAGAAGACACATCACCACAATTAGGTGGTAACTTAGACACTAACTCTAATAATATTTTAATTGATGATGCACATTTTATTGGTGATGAAAGCGGTAATGAACAATTAATATTCCAGACTACAGGTTCTGCAGTCAATCAGTTTGAGATGACTAATGCTGCAAGTTCAACAGCTTTCTTACAAGGCCCAATACTAGGGGCAACTGGTGGCGATTCTAACATTGACTTAAATTTACTAGCAAAAGGTACGGGAGTAATAGCTGTTAGGGGTAACAGTAGTTCGGGTGCAATACAGTTAAATTGTGAAAGCAATAGTCATGGGCAAATAGTACAAGGACAACCACACTCTGCAGGTATTACAAACACCATGTTGTTACCTACTGGTGCTAACTCAACACTTGTGTCACTTGTATCCGCAGACACACTGACAAATAAAACACTAACAGCACCTAAGATAGCTGATGGTGGTTTTATAGCTGATGCTAATGGTAATGAGCTTGTAGTATTCCAAACAACAGGCTCTGCTGTAAATCAACTAGAAATAACTAACAGTGCCAGTGGTAGTGCTCCTATCTTAGCAGCTACAGGTGGTGACACTAATATAGGTATTACACTAACAGCTAAAGGTACAGGTGCAGTTACAATATCGGGTGACTTAACTGTTAGTGGTACTACCACTACAGTAGATACAGTTACGATGGAAGCAGCTAATGCTATTGTGTTTGAGGGTGCTACAGCAGATGCACATGAAACTACACTTACTATTGTTGATCCTACTGCTGATAGGACTATTAATCTACCTAACCAAAGTGGTACAATTCCTGTACTAGCTGCAGCAAGTAATACCGCAATTACATCTACACCTGCAGAGCTTAATATATTAGATGGTGTAACTGCTACAGCAACAGAGCTTAACTTAATAGACGGTGTTACAGCTACTACAGCAGAATTAAATATACTTGATGGGGTAACATCTACTGCAGCAGAACTAAACATACTTGATGGAGTAACTACTACTGCTGCTGAAATAAACCTAATAGATGGTGGCACAGCAAGGGGAACTACAGCACTTGCTGATGGAGATGGTATACTAATTAATGATGCTGGTACAATGAGAATGACCTCAGTTGAAACAGTTAAAACATACATGTCGGGCAGTTCAGCCACTAAAGGTTTTGCTATCGCAATGGCAATCGTATTCGGATAAAGGAAGAAATAAATGGCCGTAATTAATCTAATTGATGTATCAAGCATTACACCTACAACGGTGGCTGGTGCAGTAACAACAAGTAGAGCATCTATTATTGATGTTGCTGCAGATAAAGTTGCTAAAGTAAATACACTAATCATTGCAAACATTGATGGTAGTAACGCTGCTGATATTACAGTAGAGGTAAGTATAGACAATGGTTCAAACTATGTTGCAATAGCTAAGACAGTATCTGTACCTGCTGATTCAACACTAATTGTTGTAGGTAAGGACAATGGCTTTTACTTAGATGAAACAGACATACTTGCAGTAACAGCTTCTGCAGCTAGTGACTTAACATACTTAGTAAGTTTTGAATTAATGGATGATGCTTAATAGGGG